ATTTGAACTTCAACGAACTTGATTATTCAAGAGACGATGTTGCATCAATCACATGTTCATTAAGAATGGATAGATGTATTCAAGTTTACTAATATTATAAACAAATCTGTCAATATAAAAGGTCTCTCAAAAGGAGACCTTTACTTTTTTATAGAAGTTCTGTAAATTAAACTAGTTATAACAAAAATAAACATGGAAGAATTTAGAGTTGACCCAACAATCGCATATGACGTTGTTGAATTACCATCAAGGGGTATACATTATCCAAACAAGAAAAAATCAATTAAAGTTGCATATTTAACTGCGGCTGATGAAAATATTTTATCCTCATCGAATTTAATTGCTAATAACATGGTAACTGAAGAGTTATTAAAAAGGAAAATCATCGATAAAGATTTCCCAATTGAAGAAATGGTTGATGAGGATAAACAAGCAGTATTAATATTTTTAAGAAACACCGCATTTGGTTCAGAATATACATTTTATTTAACCGACTCAAAAACAAATGAAGAATTTACTGCGGATGTTGATTTATCTGAATTAAAATTTAAAGATTTTACTTTAGAATCTGATGTTAACGGTGAATATATGTATCATATGGAAAAAAGTAATGTTGATATTACTTTTAAATTTTTAACACAGAAACAATTAAAAGAACTCGATAATATCGAAAAAAGTTGGAACGGGAATGGTGTTGCACCTATTGCAACCAAACGACTTGAGATGGTAATTAAATCAGTCGCGGGAAACCGAGATATGATGAATATACATAATTTTGTTCAAAAATTACCAATCAAGGATTCACAAGACTTTCGAAAATACATTAGAGAAAATACACCAGGTTTAGACCTTAAAAAAACAGTAAAAACCCCGTCAGGAGATATAGTCCAAGTTGAAGTTGGATTCGGGGTTGAGTTTTTTCGTCCTTTCTACGGAATATAGAAAAGGACAATTAGATGAAATTTTATTTCTAATTAAAAGAGGTTTCTCGTATGGGGATGTTTTAACTATGCCAATATATCTGAGAAGATATTATGTAAGTTACCTAATTGAATTAGAAAACAGTACCCAATAATATTTATCTAAAAAGAGAAAATGGCAGTTAAACAATCAACAATCGATTTAGCAACCAAAGCCAATGGAGGTAGAGGTGATTGGGGACAATTTATGGTTGAATATGCCAAAGATGAAAATCTTAGCAAAGACAATCAAAGTGATGTAGATAAAATTAGGACAGCGTGGCAAAATTTTAGGTCAACACCACCCGATTCAAATGCAAAAGGTGGTGGTGGTTCCGCTAATTTTTTTCAAAAAGGTGCGGGAACAATAATTGGTGGTTTAGGTGATGTGGCAAAATCTTTTGAAAGTAATGAATATATGATGAGAACATCTGAAGAAATTAAACCAGTTTCTGAGATGATTAACTCTTTATTAGATTCCGAAGGTAACTTAAAAGGTATTAATCAACTATTAAAAGATGGTGGAACATTAATTAAAGACGGGATATTACAATATTTTCAAACACAAAGTGATTTATTAAGACAAATTAATAGAGAAGCCGGTTTAACAGGACAATTTTCTAAAGATTTAAGAGAGGAATTAACACAAACAAACCCTGAATTAATTAGGATTGGTATAGGTTTTGCGGAATTAGCGGAAGCTCAAAAAAGTTTAGTTTTAGATTCAGGTAGATTTTTAGCTTTGAATAGAGAATCTTGGAAAGAAGCTGGTGTTGCCGCAACCGCGTATGTTGGAACATTGGGTGATTTAGTTAGTATGTTCCCTGAATTTGAAAAAGTTGGTATTGGTGCATCCGATGTTGCTGAAGAAATTAAAATTGCGGGAGGTAGGTCTATTGAATTAGGTTTACAATCACAAAAAATATCTGCTAATTTAAAAACGGAATTAAGTAAACTTAATGAGTTCGGTTTTAAAAACGGTGTCCAAGGACTAGCTGAAATGGTTAGAAAATCAACCGAATTTAGGATGAATATGCAATCTGTATACACAATAGCAGATAAAGTATTTGACCCAGAGGGTGCAATTGATATGGCCGCAAATTTACAAGCGATTGGTGGTGCTATAGGTGACTTCAACGACCCATTAAAGTTAATGTATATGGCAACAAATAATGTTGAGGGATTACAAGATGCGTTAATCGGTGTTGCTGGTTCATTGGCAACATATAATCAAGAACAGGGTAGATTTGAAATTACGGGGGTTAATTTAAGAAAAGCTAAGGCCATGGCTAAGGAACTTGGTATTTCATATGACGAATTAGCCAAAGGTGCAATTGCTGCCGCTGAAAGGTCATCAGCATCTGCAGCAATGATGGCATCGGGTTTAAATTTAGATGACGATACTAAGAGATTCTTAACAAACATATCAACCATGAAAGATGGTAAAATGACCATTCAACTTCAAGGTGATGAAATGAGAAAAGTTTTTGGTGCAAATGAAATTGCGTTAGAAAATTTAACATCAACACAATTACAAAAATTAAAACAATACCAAGACGAATTTAAAGATTTAACACCGGAACAAATTATCGAAAAACAAGCGACCGATGTAGAAAACATGTCAAGAAATGTGAACTACATTGCAGCATTATTAAGGAATCAATTTGGTTCGGCGGCACAACAACTTAAAAAAGATTTTGGTTTAGACCCTATTGAAGATTTAGCTAAAAAAGTAAAAGAAAGTGCAGATAAAGCATCACCATTTATAAAAGAAGGTGGTCAAGAAATCAGAGAATTCATAACAAAAAGTGCGAATAAAATGAAATCACCCGACTCCATTCCCGTTGATAATAAAAAAGAAACAAAAACAGAACCAACCACCGAATCACAAAATAAAAGTTTTATTGAGAGTAAAGTAACACTCCAAGCAAATGATGTGACAGCTAATAGTTTAGTTCAATTTTGGACGAAAAGTCCATCAACAATGAACGATATTGGTAATAGTATTTTTGGAGATAAGGGGGATTTTACAAATATACAAATACCATTTAGAAGATAAAATTAAAAAATATCTATTTATACAATAAATGCCAACATATTTAGATTTTAATAGTACAAAATCATTTAGGGACTTTCTAATATCGAAAACCTTAAATAGACCTAATGGACCGCAAACGTTCAATAGTGGTAATTACGCTATTCAAAATCTGAGTAACTTCTCGAATGTTGACCCTGGTGATGTTAAGACTGATTGGCCTATATATTTTGGTCAAAATTTTATAAATCTGTACGTACCTCCTAACAACACAATTGAGGAATATACAAACACATCATTACCCATGTTAGCATGGTTAAATGGTGGTATATTGTCAGCTGGTTACATTAATTCATTTGAACCACAAACAACTAATTTAATTAGTATAATGGCTGGTCAAAACTTCGATAATGATTCGAGGTTAATGAAATTTGCCACTAATAATATAAGAGAAAATAGACAGGGACCTGTTTTTGCGAGATTACAACAAAATTTAGAATCGGCAACTTTAGGTCGAGTAAGAGCAATAGATGCGTTAGATGGTAATTTAGCAACAGCAATAAACATTGTAACAGGTAGAGAACCGTTAATTGAGAAAAATTATAAAATCACCGTCGCATCAACCTTATTAGGTAAAGGTGTTGATTTTTTACAAACAGTTGCTGGTGTTGAATTTCCATTTAGTGAAATACCCGGCGATTATTTAACAAACCCAAGAAATCCTATTGTAAATAGACCAACACCAACAACAGAGGCGGGGGCAATATTACAAGATGTAACAGGTGTTTTAGGTACTTTAGTTGGTATTCAAAGAAGACCAAAATTAGGTAGAAAACCTTCTGATTTGTTTGTTGAATATATGGGTCAAGGTCAAAGACAAATATTATTTGACCAACTAACATATTCAACATATGCTCCTAACTATACAACAAGTGCTAGGTCACAACAATCATCAAAATTATTTAATTTTGTAGATAATATTGGTGGAGGGATAAGGAATATATTGGGATTAGAAGCACCTAAAGGTGTTGCGTATATTGGTGACGATAGAAGTGAAGATGTAAAATATACCATGTCAGATTTTAATGACAACATGGTGAAAAGTAGTTATTATTTAAGTTTATTATTTGACCCTGTTCAAGCGTCGTTATTTGAAAGACAAAGGAATATATCTGAAGGTGGACCAATAAGTGGTAAACTTACGTGGATAAGTAAAAATTCACAAAATAAAATTGGTTTACACAATAAAGAATTCCAATCACAAGAATCTGACAATTTCAATAACTCAATATCAACAAAATATGGATTTAGAGAAGACTCAATTCTTAATAAAACACAAGAGTTGTTGGATTCAATGCCAAGAGATGGTTTGTCATCAAGAACTCACGTTGGTAATGTGATTGACCAAACAAGTAGAATATTCAAAGAGGGTGATTCAATGTTATCAAGAGGTTCTGCAATAAAATTCGTTGACCAATATAATCAAGAAACAGGTGCCGAATATTGTAGAGTGTGGACTAAAGATAGGTCTTACATGAACTATACAGATACCATGAAAAGAACCGCAAATATTAGAAAGTTTGATGATAGTATAATGGGTGGTGAAAGCAGACCATGGAATATAAACATTGCACCAATGTCAAGTGGTAACTATGATGCAAAAAATAGTTTTAGAAATTCATTTGGTGCTAAAAATTCTACAAATATTTTAGAATCACCAACTGGTGATGGGTTTTACGCTAAAAAATATATGTTTTCTATTGAAAACTTAGCATGGAGAACATCAAACACTCCGGGTTTCACATACAATGATTTACCATTTTGTGAAAGAGGTCCTAATGGTGGGCGTGTTATGTGGTTTCCACCATATGATTTAAAAATTAGTGAAAATAACCAAGCTAGATGGCAGGATAATACATTCTTAGGAAGACCCGAACCAATCTACACATATCAAGACACATCAAGAAGTGGACAATTATCATTTAAAGTGGTTGTTGACCACCCAAGTATTTTAAACTTATTAGTAAGAGAATACTTTAAAGGGATGACCGATGAAGAGTCTGAAAATTATATTAATGCGTTTTTTGCTGGTTGTGAAGAACTTGATTTCTATGCGTTGATTAGAAGATTTGCTCAATTAGATTCTAACGACGTGAAACTAATTCAATCATTTTTAAATAAGGGTGCAGACCCTGAAGTAATCCAACAGTATAAAATAACAACTGAATATCCTGTTGTTGATGACCCCGGAACTAGTTCCGTAAACGTATCTGAAAAAATTGGTCCTGTTAGTGTGGTTTTAAAATATGAAAACGACAGACCGGACCCTAATAATAAAAAAATAAGAACGGACCAAAACTATACAAAGACATATGAATCCTTTGTTACACCAACAAATAAACAAACATATATTAATAGTTTAGGTAATTCTTTAATTACATTAACAGGTTTAACACAAACAGACCCCCAAGTAGTTAAAGAAAAAGAATATATTTTTGGTTCGAATATCACAATAACACAAACAGATATTGATGCACAAAAAACAAAAATTGGTGCGTATTTTGACGATGCTCAAAATAATTTCAACACATATACAACATCAATAAACAATTTAGTTAATAGTTTAACCGGTAAAACGGCACAAGACATTAGAGTTAAAATATCATCATCATGTTCATCGGTTGCGACAACCGATTACAATGAAAGATTAGCAATGAGAAGAAGTCACAGTGTGATTCAAGATATATTTGATAGAATTAAAAAAGATAATACAAAACCTGATATAAAATGGCCATTAGATTTTACACCCGTTAACAAAAACAATGGAGAAAATGATAAAGAAATCATCCAAGCAGGACAACCAATTGTAATCATAAAAGAATATGATTTCAAAAGTTTTGGATACGATTATGATGGTAAATTAATTATTGAATCATATAACTATGGTGAGGGTTTTACAGGTAGTGAAGTAAATCCAATTAAAGAATGTATCGACAAAGAGTTTGTTAAAGTACCCGGATTAAAAGTTTATTCACCCATAGCGTTTTATTGTAGACAAACATTATTCGAAATGACGTATCAAAATACATCACAAAAACCAACACCAACACCAACACCCGTACCGGTAACTAGACTTGAACCAAATGGTCAAGTGACTGCGTCTCAACCAATAAGAAGACCGGCAATTGACCCTTTAAAAAGAATTATTGCAAAAACACTATCTGAATGTTTTTATTTTAAAAAATTAGAAGAAAATGACCCTATTGTATTTAAATCTTTAAAAGAAAAATTAAAATATTTTCACCCAGCATTTCATTCAACAACACCTGAAGGTTTAAATTCTAGATTAACATTCCTTTTACAATCTATTAGACCAGGCGACACGATACCAATTAAGGGTATTTCAGAGGAATCTGATTTAAGGGCACGAAATACATCATTTGGTCCTCCACCTGTTTGTATTTTAAGGGTTGGTGATTTTTATCACTCAAAAGTAGTAATTAGAGATGTTAATATCTCATATGAAGAAGGTGGACAAATGTTATGGGATTTAAATCCTGAAGGTATTGGTGTACAACCAATGATAGCAACTGTTACACTTTCTTTAAACTTTATTGGTGGACAAGGTTTAAGTAAACCGGTAGAAAGACTACAAAATGCGTTGTCATCTAATTTCTTCGCTAACACTGAAATGTACGATGAGAGGTCAATTGCAACAAACCAAACAATTGGTGGAAAAAAAGCCGAAGAATTTACAAAAGAGTTTTTAAATGATTTAAATAAATCTTATGCAAATAAAACAGGAACTTTACAACCTAAAAATACAAACAAAGTTGCTGAAGGTGAACATATGGGTGAACTACAAGATGGTAAAGTTTTATCATACACTAAATTGATAAAATCGGTATTTGACACAACTAATGATTATTTTGAAAAGTACAAAACGAAATACAACGAAATTTATACAAAATATGGTAAAGACGTTACTACTATGTTGTTTAGCAACGACTATCGACCAATAAACCAATATGATGTTTTTACATCAACATCACCAACACCCGGTAAAACGTTAAATTTATTTGGATTGCACGCAAAAACAAAAGAATTAACAGTATATAGTTCAGGATTAAAAACCGCATTGACTTCTTTTATTGAAAATTCTTCACCAACGTATTTGGTTAACATGTTAAAGTTTGATAAAGAAATACCTGCGGGTTCATTATTGACAGATACTAACAATAAAATATTAAAAACATTTTTAATTACTGATATTGTTGAGAAAAAGATAAACGAATTGACAGATTCAAATGTTTTATCTGATTTAGAAAAATCAAGAAATGAATTAATTAAAGTTCTTGATAAAGCAAATTTTGTAATAAAAAATTCTAAAGATTCATCATCAAAAGACAGTATAATAAACTCATCGACAATGAGTGGTTTTACCTCGGATTTACTTTATAATGAATATAAAACGTGTATTGATTATATTGAAACAAACGCACCAAAACTAATAGAAGATTTGGGTACAAATATTACATTTTTAAACCCAACAATACAATCATCTGATTTTGATTTAATTATAAGTCAATTGTTAAATAATAGTGTGGATGCATTAATGAGTAAATTTACCGACACATCGTTATATCCCGAAAGTCTTAAAAAACAATTAAGGAAAAGAGTTGAAAAATTTGTTAACGTACCAGAAGAAAAGAAATTTAAATTAACAAAATTAAAATCAAGAAAAAGTGATAAAGAAATTAAGTTCAATATATTAACAACATCAGAAGAAATCGATGAGGATATAATAGATGAAGTTAATAAAATATTTTCAGATTCAAATGATGTCCAAGATAAACTTAACTTTTATAGAAAAAAATAATGAGTAGACAATATTTTGATAGATATCAATTTTTTATTGAAGATGGTAATTTTAGGATAGTACCGGGTATTGAGATACCTATTAAAACTACTGACCGATATGTTTTTTATAAAAGAGGTAGAGATAGGTTAGATAAAATATCCCAAGATTATTACGGTTCACCCGTATTTGGTTGGTTAATATTACAAGCAAATCCAACCGCTGGTAGTGTTGAATTTGAAATACCTGACAATTTTGTTATTAGAGTACCTTTTCCTTTAGTAACTACTTTACAAGACTACAGAAGAAATGTAGAATTATATAATCTATATTATGGCGAGCAATAACGATTATTCAAATAGTGAAAATATACTTGTAAAAGTTGACCAAAATAATCTTGTTTATATTGACCCAAATAGCGTTGTTGACACCAATGGTGAGGTACAACCTAGAGGTCACAAACAAGAGAATATGGTTATGTACCTTAATTTGGAGGCAGACTTAATTCCAAGAACCACACTTATTGCTGATGATAATGTAGGAAACACATTATCACAAATAGCATCAGGTAATTTAAATTTTTTAAAAAACGCTAGCGGTGATGGTAACTTTGATACCACATGGACTGACGCGTTTGTACCGAAACCAATTCAAGGTCAAGAATCTACATATAAAGATGGGTACGATTTAACTTTTGGTGAAGACCAATTTAAAGACCCTAGTGGTCAAACTTTTGGTATTGACTCTGTTAGTATATCAGTAAAGGGTGCAAATTTTGTACCCCAAGTTACAATTAACTTTATTGACGTAAGAGGTAAAACATTATTCGAATCAAGTGAGAACTCACCATATCGAGCGTTTTTTCATTTACCATGGCCAATCTTTTATTTAACAGTAAAAGGTTATTACGGCAAAGCGATTAGGTATCGTTTACATATGACAAAATTCAACTCAAAGTTTAATGAGTCAAATGGTAATTTTGAAATAACTACAACATTTGTTGGGTCAACGTTTGCATGGATGAATGATATTCCACTTTCCGCAATCATTAATTGTCCGTATATGTTTATGGTTAATGAAACTAAAGATGTTACTTTTAATGAAAAAACGGGATTATATGAAAAACGTATTTCTTACTCATCAAGAGGATATTCAATTTTAAAATCAATTTATAGAAAATATGAAGCAAAGGGATTAATTCCTAAAGGTTTTCCCGTTAGAACGTTAAAAGAAATGGGATATATTGCTGAAAGTTTAGATAAAATTTTGGAACAAGAAATATTCAGTAATGTTGATATGGATGTGTTTCAGGGTATTAAAGAGTTGGATGATTTAATCAATGAATTTGAAAACTCAGTAAAGGCATGGGGCAAACTCAACCTTTCTGACGAACTTATAACTGTACCAACTAAAACCACATCAAACGAGACAATTGACCAATTTTGGTATTATTTAAGTTTGAAAGATAAAACAGACACTTCTAAAATAATTGGTGATAAATCTGGTTCTTTAGAATTATTAATAAGTAATTTTAATACAAAAATATCAAAGTCAAGACTTTTTACTCAAACGTTATTAAATAAGACGACTGGTGATTTTAAAAGAATCTCAATAAGAAACGTAAAAGATGTGAAGTCATATTATAAAACGTTGACTGACAAAAAAAACGTTGTTCATATTGATGGAATCTTTGATGATATTTTTTTAATTAGAAAATCATTTGAAGAACAAAGAAAGAAAGTTGAGGATGACGTAGAAACCAGAATGAATGAGGTTATTAAAGGAAAAGAGGGTTTTGGGTTTGAACCAACAATTAGAAATATGTTTGCGGTTTTATTGGCAAATGCTGAAGTGTATGTGATACTCATGAAAGATGTTCATAATAAAGCATTTGATGCTTCAAATCAGAGAAAAAAATTAATATCAAATCTTTCTAAAGAATCAAAAGGTGAAAACATTTACCCTTGGCCGGAAGTTAAAAAACCACAAACGGGTGGTAAACAAAATGTTATCGCATATCCGGGTGATGAACAATTAGTTTCTAAATTAAAATCAAATGATAAAACTTTATGGCCTGAAGTTGACTTTGTTGAAGAATATATTAAAATCGTAACTAATAGAGTAGAAACAAATGTTGATAATGAACAAACAAGAAATGATGTTAATTATGTATTTGATTCAAACGCCGACAATAACAAAATTGAGGATATTTGTGGAATTGATGTAATAACAGATAGTATACCATATATTGATAAAACATATGATTCTTTTGTCTATGAAATTTACGAAAGAGCTAGATATCTAACAATGTTTGATTCCTTTAATAATAATTTACTTACCGAATTAGCTAATGAAGAATTTAAAAATATAGAAGAATCCATAAGAGAAGATTTTGACTTAATTGAATTAGCGAAAAGAATAGCAAGAGCATCTGGTAATCCTTTGGTTAATTTTATTAATATTAAAACAAAGCAAGTTCAAAAAGAAAATGGTGTTATTGTTAAAGATGCTAACGGTAGTCCACAAACAATAGTTGAATATGATGGATTATTACCACAATTATCTCCTTTTGAAAAATTTAATAATTTCAGAGATACTTTACCTACAACAAGTTATATAGTAGATGCATTAGATGAACCGTTTAGATTTGAAAGTTATATTGAAAATGCAACAAATTCTAATGGTGATTTAAATAAAGAGAATTTAGATAATTTACTTTTAGGTTATCTTCCTGAATCATATAGAAAAAATATTTATCCATTTAATTCATCAACATATTTAAATTACATTAATAAAAGTTCATTTACTGATGATAATTTTAAATTTAATGGTATATTACAATTAAACACATCACAAGGTTTTATTGCATCACCAATTAGTATTTCTTCATGGTTAAAACCCGGATATAATGACCCTTTAAAACTTATATCTGGTAAGGTTGATTTTTTTTCAAACACAATAAAGGTTTCAGGTAACACCCTACCAATATACAATACACCATATTTTCATAACCAACTTTATTCAGATTTTAATAAGACAACAGTTAAAGGAAAATATGTTGGTTCATCTTATTTGATGTTAAATTCTTTACCATTTATTGATTTAGATGAACAGATAACGTTTGAAAATAATTCAATATTAACATCATCATTATTTAGGGAAATTTCAGCAACACATTTTATACCTTATCATTTAATGTTAAAATGGGGTTCAATATATCACAGATATAAAACACATCTAATTGATGGGGTTGACATATTAAATGGGTCAATTGATTCAAGTTATAATGTTAGACCGTTATCAGGTAAAACTTTATTTGATAATAATAGTTCACTTAGTGCGGCAATTATTGGTGGAGTATCTAGTACCGGAACAACAGTAACAGTACCTTCAGTATCTAACATACAAACAGGTATGAAAATTGCGGTAATATCCGGAACAGGACAAACCGCAAATAATACTATTATTACGGGAATAACAAACCCAACCACAATTGAATTATCTCAAACACCATTAACCGGTTTAACAGGTGCAACAATTTATGTGGTCTATGATGAGAATATTACTTTTGATATTATCCCAAGAGTTTCAACAACAACGGGCTCAACAACGGGTGTTACGTATATCCCATATACAGATGTAATACCGTCAACGACGGGTTCAACAACCGGTACAACATATACAGGGTATACGAATGTTGGTGTTAATCCATATTACCAAGCAATATACAGTCAAATAGTAAACGACTATTCATCTTATAACCCTTTATTAGGTAACGTGTCATATTCAGCTGATACCGCCTCACAAAAAATACAACATAGGGTTAGACAAAAATCAAATAGGAATTATTGGGATGTTTTTATGGATAATTCAAAATATATAACATCTGATAAAAATTATACATTACTACCATCAATTGGTGGTTTTGAAGATTCAAAAATTCAAAACAATAGTTCTTTTAGTTTTTCACAAGAATTAAGTTTTAGAACTTTATGGTATACAAATGATATCATTACAGACAGTTTTAGTGGTCAAACATTTCCAACACCTTACGATTATTTTAGAAGTACAGGAAATACATTCTCTTTAACCGCAAATTATAAAAAGGCATTAGATTTAATTGGTACGTTTAGTCCTCAGATATTAGAATATTTTGAAAGTTTCTTTATTGATTTTGCGTCTGAAAAACTAAATGATGAAATACCTTATGAAACATTTAGAAATATAAATTATTCTAAATTCCAAGATATTCTTAAAAAATTATCTGTTGTTGAGAAAATAGACGGAGATAATAACGATGTGGATTTGTTAATTAAAAACACATTAAAAGAAAGACAAAAAAGAAACGCGGAAAGTATAACCACAGACATTTTATCAACAACTAATTTGATAAAATTCAGTATGGCTAATCCAAAAGAAATTGACCCATTTACACTTTATGGTATGACTAAAGTTAGTGGAACCACTAACAATAGTTTATCCACTTATAGTCCTGAGCCGTTTAGTATTTCTGATGTGAATACCACAAATCAAAATTTTATAAAACTTTATATTGGTGAAGATATCGATGGTTATTATCTTGATTTCTTCAGTATAAATGATATAAGATTAACCGAAGAAAACATAAAAAGTCATAGGTCATTAATTTTAATTTATGGTGGATATCGAAAATCGGGTGGTGTGAATACTAAATCCGCGTTTAAACAATATTTAACCAATCAAATAATACTTAAAAACGATGACGGTCAACTTATTGCTAACGGTGCTGATGTTAGATTGGTACACTTTATGGCAATATTATTACCCCAATTAGCGAAATTAGATTCGTCTAAAGCTAAAAACACAAATTCAAGAATAGACATATTCAGGGGGTATAATACTGATGATACCAAAATAGAATTATACAACACATTTAAATCATTTAATGATAAATGGACGGCCGGTAATTCAATCGGTCAAAGATTATTACTTGAAGAGTTTCTATTTTTAGATAAAGCGAATAGAGATATTGGAGATAAATTATATCTAAACATAGATAAATTTAAACCATTATTATTACCCGAAAATGCATCAGTTAATCTGTATAGTGCCATATCAATGATGATACAGGGAACCGGTTTAGATATGAGAGCACTTCCTGCATATGTTAATTTTTATGGAAATAATTTAACAAATAAAAATAAAATAACACCATCTAAAAAAGTTGCGTCTACACTATTCGGTACATTTTTAGAGGTTGATTACCAAGAAGCAACACCAAAAATTATCATACAATTAGTTGGACAAAGTTCAAAAAGATTGGATATGTCAAATAGTAGACCATACAAGTTTAATGATGATAGTTTCTATATTGGTAGTCAAAATAACAATCCTTTGTTGATTACATCATTAGAAGGTTTTTCACAAAACGATTTATCTAAATCAAACAGGGTAGTTGCGTTTGAGGTAAGTTTTGGTGACCAAAATCAAGGAATTTTCAAAGGTGTGACTTTAGACCAATCTACATTAAAAAATACTTCTGAATCATTTCAAGTATTGGAAGATTTATCAAGGTCATCATCCGGTGCAGGTGTACATAATGTGGACGTGAGTTTATTTGATTACTACAAACAAGCGTCATATAAATGTGAGGTATCATCGATGGGTAATGTGATGATACAACCAACAATGTTCTTCTATTTAAAAAACATCCCAATGTTTAAGGGTTCATATTGGATTACAGAAGTAAATCATAGTATTAAATCAAATACGATATCAACAACTTTTGCTGGTACAAGAATACCATATACATCACTACCCGACCCAAAAGATTCATTTGTTGCTAGTTATAGGATTTTATTTGATAAAATACAAGCAAAAGCGATTGGTAAATTCAAACAAAGACAAGAAAATAAAACAAAAACTGAAGAAAATGTAGTTTATCCGAAAGATGGTGTTTCATATATTACTGACAGATATGGTGTATACGGTGGTACTGCGGAAAAAATAATCGAAACGGTTGGTATTAATAGATTTGGTGTACCATATAATGGTTTTAATGAAGTTAGGTCAATTCAATTAATTCAAAATAACGGAGAATGGTTAAGAGGATTAGTTGTACAAATGGGTGGTAAAGATTACAAAATAGAACCTACCGTTAGTATGAATATTGCGAATGGAATAAAGTTTTCAGATATTAGTTCGTCTAATTACAGATACTTCATGACGAGATTCCAATTATCCAAATCAATAACTGATGATGTGGTTAGAACGGCAAAAACAACATTTAAAAATCCAAAGAATAATAAACAAGTTATTGTTAATCCAAATTACCAATTAGACTCAAGTCTTGGAAGTATAGTTGCGGAAGGACCTGTTGCAGTTGGACCTATTGGTCAAAAATATGGTTTAGCGTTATCACCTAAATTAATGTCTGAGTTGGGTTTGTATGATGGTGACGTTGTTTATTTCAGAATGGAATAATATGTAAGTTTTCGAACTTTACAGATATTTATAAAAGAAAAAGCCATGAATAACGAAAAAATAAATAAAAGTTTGGAAAACTACATGAGTAACCCCAAACAAATTAGAACCGTTTCAAATGATGGGATGGAAAGAGAGGAATGTGATTTACAGACCGGTGAGTGTTATGTCATTAGGTCTAAGGACGGAATTGTTGAAAGATTAAATAAAAAATTTATAACCGAAGACGGTAGACAACTTTTACAAGATTAACTATGAAAAAATTAGAAAAAACATTAATGGAAGAACTCGCAAGATATAATGCGATTAATAAGTATGCAAAGACTTTAATGGAACAAGGTGAAGTACCACCACCTGATATTGCACCACCAGCACCTGACATGGGAGCGGAAGGAGATGTTCCACCACCAGCACCGGAAGATATTGCAGCACCCACACCAGAAGATATGTCAACACCTGTTGATGACACTGAAGAAATTGATATTACAGACTTAGTTAACATGACCAAATCGATTAAAAAAGATTTGGATGATAGTAAATCTGATAATACCGAGGTTGTTGGTAAAATGGATACCGTTTTTACCAAACTAACCGATTTAGAGAATAAACTATCTCAAATGGATATGGTAATGAATAAAATTGATGAATTAGGACAAAAGATGGACACAATGAAAGAAAAGACACCTCAAGAAAAACTTGAGTTACGTTCTTTAGATTCATATCCATTTAATCAAAATCCACAAGAGTTTTTTGCTCAGAAACAACCAGAAATGGCACAATCAGGTAAAAATGAATATGTTTTAACGAAACAAGACATCGATAATTATTCTACTGACATCATAAGAAATAGTTTTAATGCGGATGAAGATGAATTTAGCTTCTAAGATAAATTTCTTATTAGGTTTACAGACACAATTAAAAATAAATCATTGGCAAACCAAAGGTCTTGCAAGACACAAGGCGTTTGGTGATGTGTATGAAGATTTAGGAGAACTAATTGATGAATTCGTAGAATCATCAATGGGTAAATACGGAAGATTTGTGTTGGATGATGATACAAAAAATATCACACTTATAAATTTATCTGAAATGAATCCTTCGGACATGATAAAGACATGTGTCGATGCATTAATAGAGTTTTCATCCGATTTAGATGAAACAAGAGATACCGACCTTTTAAATTTAAGAGATGAGATGGTTGGTTTATTGAATAAATTATTGTATCTTTTAACTCTAGAGTAAGAGTTTGAACTTTTTTTGAAAAAAATACAAGTCAGATTTTGAAGTCTGACTTTTTTTATTTATACTTTACATACAAACAGTTTAACAATTTAAAATCAATTATTATGTCAACATTAGAAGCAGTACTGGCTCAGTACAACAAAAACGCCGCGAGCGGCAACAGTAACAAGGTGTCTCAAGAAGACAGAATGAAAAAGTATTTCACTACGGTATTACCGAAAGGTGCTCGCAGTGGTGAGAGACGAATTCGAATTCTACCGGCACCAAATGGTGGAAGTCCATTTGTTGAAGTTTACTTCCATGAGGTTCAAGTAGACGGAAATTGGGTGAAACTTTATGACCCTAAACAAGAAGGTAAACGTTCACCACTTAATGAAGTTCATGAAGGTTTAATGATGACCGGAGTGGAGTCAGATAAAGTATTGGCTCGTCAATACCGTTCTCGTAAATTTTACATTGTAAAAGTTATCGACAGAGAAAACGAACAAGATGGTGTAAAATTTTGGCGTTTTAAACACAACACTAAAAATGAGGGTGTGTTGGATAAAATTTTCCCTCTTTTCAAAAACAAGGGTGATATTACTGACCCCGAAAAAGGTAGAGACCTTGTCATTAATTTAAATTTAACTAAATCGGGTAATGGTAGAGAGTATACAACAATCACCTCTATTATCCCTGAAGACCAAAGTTCATTACACACTGAAAAAAGTGTTTCAGATACTTGGTTGAGCGATGATTTAACTTGGTCAGATGTTTATTCTAAAAAACCTGAAGACTATCTTGAGATGATTGCTAAAGGAGAAGTTCCAAAATGGGATTCTGCAACTAGCAAATGGGTATCAAACTCTTCTGAAAATTCAGAATTTATGACACCATCCACACCATCCACACCACCAACTCAAAAAACATCAGTTCCTGATTATCATCCTCAAGAAGAGGTTGACGGAGATGATGATTTACCATTCTAAAAATACTCAACTTGTACTTGGACATTCGCATTAATGTGGTGTCCAAGTACTTTTTAAAATTTAAAACATGACAATTAAAAATCTAATGTACGAATCTCTCGTTAAAAAATATGAGAGTGAAATTGCAGAATCCGAGGCGACTTTAATGATTTACATGGAAAATCCAGTTGGAATCGGTGAACACCCACAACATTTGGAGGAAATGAATAAGTTCGTTGAGAAACTTGCAAATGCAACAGATAAGTTAGAAACACTACAAGAATTTTACAAATATACCTATGGCAATTAAGAAAAAAGAATTTGATTATATATCAAAATTCTCCACCAAAACAAAATATAAAGATGAAAATTTTTATTACTGTGGAGAAGCGTTTAATAACGCATGTGGATTACCGGGACCTGTGATGGGTAACATTAACATGTTTCTTGGTCACACTAACTCATCGAAAACCACTGCAATGATTTTGGCTGCGGTTGATGCACAAAGAAAAGGTCATTTACCTGTTCTTATCATTACAGAAAGAAAATGGAAATGGGAACACGCACTTGAATTAGGTTTTCAGGCAGAGAAAAATTCTGACGGAGAATGGGTGGGTGATTTTATTTTTAACGACTCATTCGAATACATTGAACAAGCAACTGATTTTGTTAATGAAGTTATAGATGCTCACGAAAAAGGTGAGATTCCAAGACACATTTTGTTCTGTTGGGATTCTGTAGGTTCAATACCTTGTAAGATGACCTTCGATGGTAAAGGTGGTAAACAACACAACGCAAGTGTTTTATCGGATAAAATCGGTATGGGTGTTCACTCTAGAATTACTAAATCTAAAAAAGAAGATTACCCAACTAAAGAAAACCCATATTACCTTACAATGGTGGTGGTTAATCAACCATGGGTAGAATTACCTGACAACCCATTTGGTCAACCAGAAATCAAAGCAAAAGGTGGTGAAGCTCTTTGGTTAGCATCTGCACTTGTTTTCCTTTTTGGGAATCAGAAAAAATCAGGTATCAATCATATTGACGCAGTTAAAGATGGT